GCGTTCCGAACTTAGGCATAGGTCTAACCGCTCTAATCTTGTGCAATACTTGACAATATAAATTGTCTGTTCCCTCTGGTTCATCTAATACCGCAAATATGCGGTCTACATCCTCTGGGGCGCACTCGATAAATGATTGAGATAGGGTAGGATCTACATTGAATATCCGGCCTAAGTGCCAATAATCTAGGGTAGTTCTGAAATCTCCAGCTACTCGGTTTGCGCAGAATTTATATTCTGCATAACGAGGTACATATCCGAACGTGTTTGCTGCGTTGTTTGTGTATGCATAAAGCTCGTTTTGTGTAACAGGTTGCTCGCCGATATGTGCAAATGAAGGCCAGAAGAAATCAAGGGGATCATTTTTGAGATATGTTTTTGGTATTCCTTGCTGGTAAGCAGTTTTTGGCATAACGGACATGATTCCGATAATGTATCCGTGTTCTTCACAGAAATATGTACCATATTTACCTGTTGTTACTGCTACTGCGTGTCCGGCCATATTGCCCTGTGGTAATTGTCCTTCGTTACCTGTTGTGTTTAATACTTCTGATATTACTACTGGTGTTTTTATTCCTGTAATATATTCGGGACGTTGTAACCTTTTGTCGCTACTTTTTACTCCGAAATGCATAAGGATATTCTCAATATATCGTGTACCACCGCGTGCGTTTTTTTCTAGCCATTCCTGTAATCTAAATGCTCGACGTAAATCGTTAATTGTTGTGGCTGAAATGTCAAATTCGTCTCCGTCTACAAATAGAAATTCTGGATCTATTGTTGAACTTCCTAAATCTTGTTTAACATAAGTATCAAAAACTCCGGGAGTGTTATATAAATCAGTTTGAGCAAATCTGTTGCTAACTCTAACAGGTACATCATTTTCAACTTGTCCGATAGGAATATCTACTGCTGCGCCTTTTTGTGCAAATGGTAATGCACTTGTAAAATAATCGTGTTCCCATGCTCTGAGACGCATTTGTAATAAATCTGCTGCAGTGGCTATATTATTTCCGTCTGTTAATTGATAATCTACTTCGGGTACTAAATTCTGGTCTCTATAATACTCGTTATAAATTGCTTGATAAGCTGCTAGTGGTAATGCGTTGATATTTTGCGTTACTGCTGGGCTGCTATTGTTTGGGGGTACTCCCAAATAATCTAGAAATTTTTTTTCTGCTGCCGTTGCACTAGGTAAATACTCTAAATAGGGTAGTGTGTGGGTGGTGTTTGCGTCTACTATAAATTTTTCCCAATTTTCCCATGTTATCCTGTTTGGTACAAAGAAGTAGTGCATACTTACGTCCATGCGGTGCATGACAGGGGCGAGTAATGGTGCGAATCTTATTAAGCTATCACATCCAATGTTAAACATGTCTCCGGGTACACACTCAATCACACAAGTGGGTGTTAGTTGTCCCATTTTAGATGACATTTTTACGTCATGTGTTAAATCGAACACATTTTTCTTCGGTTTGCTTACTTCAACCGAGTTAAATAAATTTTTGTTTGGCATTTTGGTTGGTTTTGTTTATATAGGTTTATAATCTAATACCGCCACGTGATACGTAGTATTTGCGAAGCCTTTTAGTTTTTCCGCGTCTTTTGCGGTTTCTGCTCGAATAGAGTCTTCTGCGCATTTTGTTTGTTTTTAAGGGTTTATAATTATTATTTGTTTAGTGTTTCTTAGTAATTTTTAGTAAATTTTCCTATAATTTATATTAAGTTCAATATCAGTTAAATACATGATATAATTCTACTTTTTATATAATTTTTTTTCCACATATATGTGGATATCCCCTACCCTATGGGGTAGGGGGTTTTGTTTTTAATTGTTTTGGTTTATCATATTAGGTTATTTCCAAATTTTATTCCACCAATTCTTTAATTCTTCAAATGGTTTATCAATTGCTTGTCCTAATACTCTCATATACACAGGATCATTTGGATTGATTCCTTTTTCTCTAAGATCTATTTCTATTTGCTGTAATATTCCAGCTCTTTCCTTGTTCCTAGTATCTTGTCTAATATTATATCTTTCTTCTTCAGTTTTAGCAATATTTGCCCTTCTTTGGTCTATTTCTGCTAATGCTAGTTTTAGATTAGGCTGTTGCATAAGTGCCTCAGTTACAATTTGCTGAGTGGTTCTTTGTGTGTTTGTCAAGGTTGACTGAATATTTGCTTCTTGTTGTTTAACTCCTAACTTGGCTGCCTCTGCTACATAGCCTTGTAAAGATTCTGCTTGTTGTAATTGAAACTTACTTTTTGCTGTTTCCTGTACGTTTTTAGCAGTTTGACTAGCTTGATTTAATGCCTGTTGCCTTGCTACTTGTGTTAATTCTTGTATTCTATCCCTTTGAATGTTTTTTAATTCTAAGTCTACACCGGTAAATAATGCTGATTTTGCTGCTGCTCCTAAATCAAATTGTGGTGCTGAAGGGTTCCAACTTTTTGTGTCTGTGCTTCTCACGGGTTGACTTACGTTTCCGGGTCCTCCTCCATATATTAAGTGGGGGTTTAATCCGGCTGCTTTTAACCTTGCCATTTGTTGTTCTGGACTATTGTATGCGTTTTGCATTTGCCAATCTTGTAACGCATGTTGCCTTTGCATTCCATACATTCTTTCATTCCATTGCCTTGTTTTTTTATTCATGCCGCTTTGTGAAGCTGCATTTATTCCTTGTCCTAGTAAGGTACTTCCTGCCATAATTAATGGCGCTACTAATGGTCCTGGCATAACTTTGTTTTTTTTTAAGTGTTTTTATTTATTTTTCTAAATTCACTTTTAGCTTTTACTCCTTAAGCAGTCCTTATCGTACCTCTGCGTCCTTTTTTCGTCTTTTTTTGCTTTTTGTGACTTTAGTGTCAATAAGCACTAATATATCAAGGGTTGATTAGTGCTTATTTGCTGCGCGCTTCGCTTGCGTTCCGTTAATTTTTCAGCGAAACAAGTTTCGCCAAAAAATAAACGTTGTTTAGTTTTCTGTTTGGTTTTCATCTTGAATATCTGTAATTGTTGTACGTTTCTTTGCTCTTTTCTTTTCCACTTCTTGCTTAACACGGTTGTTAATTTCTTTTAGTTCTGTTTCAGCTTTTTCACGTAATTCTTCTATTTCTGCTAAATCTAATTTTTGTGGATCTACGTCAAATCCTTCTTCTCCTTCCCAGATAGGGGTTTTTTGTCCTTCTAGTGGCAATCCTTTTGCATAGCGAATAAGTAATTCTCTTAATGACATTGATTGGTCTGGTACTGTTTTACTTTCGCCGAAATTTCCTTGTCCTTTGTACTTTTTCTTTAGAGTACTTGTTGCTTTTTGGCTCATAATTTTTGTTTTAATACTTGTTTTTTAAATGGTTTTTGTCTTTCTTTTGATTTTTTTGCCATTCTTCTAAAATCGTTTGCGGTTTCTTCTGCTTGTTTATAATAGTACAAATCGCCATACTTGTGTTGTAATTCATCTACCTGTTTTTGCGATTCTGCACGCATAAATACTCCTATTCTGAACTTTTGTCCTTTGTCGTATAACTTGTCTTTGTAATATCTGGGCATAGCTGCTTTTTTGCCGTCTTTAAGTGGTAAATAGACTTTATTTTCTAGGTTTCCTTTTGTGTGCCACTTGATCATGTTTTCGGTGAGATATCCTGCACCCAATCCTTTAGACATGAGTGCGAACTCTTTTTGTCTGTCATCCCCATTAAATTGGGGTATTTTCTTGTCTTTGCTGATATACTTAAGAGTATAGCCAACGCTGGCATCACCAACATCACCAAAATGCACGTTACCAAGAGTAATATCATTGAGCTTCCAAGCATTTTCTACTATTTTAGGGTTTGCGTTGAATAAGATTATATGATAGTGTGGTCTTTCTCCTGTATCTCCGTATTCTCCTACTGCGTAATAACTAATTTTTTGCTTTGTTAATTTTCTAAGCCTTTTGAAAAAATCTTGAACATCCTTTTTAACAAGTGTTTCAAAACCGTTTTTAGTTTTCTTAATGTGTTCATCATTGTAAGTAAGAGTAACGAAGTGAGCAGAATTGCTCTGCTCACTTTGTTTGTTTAGTCTAAATGCCCATCCTGATACTCTGCGTCTTACACATGCGGGACATTTCCCACATGGAAAGGGCATATAACCAGTTTCTACACCTTTTACCAATTCCATTTTTTTATGGAATGGTGTTTGACATCTAGTACTCATATATTAGAACATTGGCGTTCCGAACTTAGGCATAGGTCTAACCGCTCTAATCTTGTGCAATACTTGACAATATAAATTGTCTGTTCCCTCTGGTTCATCTAATACCGCAAATATGCGGTCTACATCCTCTGGGGCGCACTCGATAAATGATTGAGATAGGGTAGGATCTACATTGAATATCCGGCCTAAGTGCCAATAATCTAGGGTAGTTCTGAAATCTCCAGCTACTCGGTTTGCGCAGAATTTATATTCTGCATAACGAGGTACATATCCGAACGTGTTTGCTGCGTTGTTTGTGTATGCATAAAGCTCGTTTTGTGTAACAGGTTGCTCGCCGATATGTGCAAATGAAGGCCAGAAGAAATCAAG